AACTAGCCGATTTGCTGGACACCCGCGATTTTCAAGCAGAAACCACAGGAAAAGATGGCCGCCCGTGCGACGCTGATGCTGCCAAAGTGTTTACCTTTGACTATGTATCGCAGTCAGGTAAAAATTACGGTACCATGGTCATAGTAGCGGGATCCAAAGACAATCCCACTGAAATGCTGATCATGTATGGTGACAATCTTGGCAAGACCATGGAGAGCCCCGAAGACCGCAACGACTTTTTTGACTTCCAACAACAGCTAATGGATCTAGCTATGCGCAATCGTTGGACTGGTACAATGATGAACATCAGTAAACTCAACACTGTGAAAGCAGGCATTGCTGCCATTTCAGAAGGCCTGTTTGAAGGCTACTACGGAAACAAGCGCACCAGCTACAGCGGTGAGCCTACAGAAGCACGACTGGTAATCAACCACAATCGTGTGCTGGGTGAAAACGACAAACGTTATCGCTATGTGGAAAGTTTGTTTATCGAAACTGCTGATCGTGAACGTTTTAAATTGCAATTTACAAATCTAGCAGGCGGTCGCGCCATGCTAGAACATGTGCGCCAGGGCGGTAAGCCTTACGATATTCGTGGTAGTCATATCAATAATATGGTTACAGAAATGAAAGTGCTAAACCGTTTCAATCGTGCCAGCCAAGGTCGTGTGATGGAAGGTGTCACACAAGAAATTACAGAACAAGCACACTCATACTATCAAAGTCTACGTGAGAGTATAAAACGCATGGGCTCACCACGTGGTTATGCACACTACTTTGAGTCTTGGCATCCTGCTGAGATTGGTGAGCAAGAAGAACTGGTAGAAAACATCAAAACAATGTTTATTGAACAAACATTGGACTCGCGAATCGAAGAGGCTCTGCCGCTATTGGCTCGTATACAACAACAAGGAAATGCTATGAAAGAAGCAGACATATTTGAATCGTGGATCAACCGCCTGGCTGAGGGCACATGGAAGACGCCAGAAACACCGGAACAGGTACTCAAACTCAAAGAATTATTGAGTAAAGATCTTATTGTAGGTCCTGATGCTACCAATGCCAAAATGCTACTAGGCGATATAGTAGGCGATGATATTTTGAACGATCGTCTTGAAAGTTTACCACCAGATGCCAACGCATGGAATGATACTGAAATCATGGCCCGGTTGAAGGACTTGGGTATTGACACAAGCCCACAAGAGCCTGCTGGAGTATTACCCGATGGAACAGAACCAGGTGTCCAGCCCGAGCAACCAGTGGCACCTACTCCAGACATGCCTGAAGAACCCCCAATGGCTCCTGTAAGTGAAGCAGTTGAAAGTCTTAATGCCATGCGCAAGGCAGCCGGGTTGCCAGTAAAAGAAAGTGTGCTTACAGACTCAACTGGTCATACATTGGATCATATTCTCAAACGCTTTAGCAGAGAAGTTAAGGATTTCAAAGATGGTGGCGAGATGCATAATGATCTTTATCATGCGCTGTATGACTACTATTTTGATGACATGCCTTACGACGCTAAGAAAAATCAAAACGGACAAGATTCTTACGAATGGTTGTCTGATCGCCTAGTAGACGAGTTAGGGATTGACGAAGGTGCGGCAGTTGATGCATTCATGGTGGGAAAAAGCCCGGCAGTTGCTCACTTTGCCGACCAACTGGATAAAAGTGAAGAAAAGCCCCTAGCTGAGTGCAACATGACCATGGAAGGTGAGTACTGTCCTGAACACGGTCTTTCCGAATGTGGCGGTACAGTGGCAGGTAGTATGGCTCCTGTCATGGGTGAAGGTAATGATGACCCTATGACTAGCAACAGTGCTATTACTGGTGCCTACTATGAAAGCAAATCGGATGACGCATTGCTAGCCAGAATCAAATCACTGGCCTTGATAAAATAAGTTATCATATTCCAAAGAGCCCGGCCTAGTCGGGCTTTTTTACGACCGCCAAGAAAGGCAAAAGTCTTGCCATTTGCTATTGCGATACTAAATACATTCGTATACAATACAACTTGTATGCACAGGCAACACACATCTAAGTTTTTAGATAGGCATATAACATAGGCAACTTAACAAGGAGAAACACTATGGCATCATTATCAGAAATCAGAGCACGACTACAGGCAGCAGAAGGCAACAAAGGCGGACAAGGTTCGCAAGGTGGTGGAGACAAATCGATCTACCCACACTGGAATATGGAAGAAGGCCAATCGGCTACATTACGCTTCCTCCCTGATGGTAACACAAAAAACACATTCTTCTGGCAAGAACGAGCAATGATTCGTTTGCCTTTCAACGGCGTCAAGGGAGAAATGGATTCTAAACAGGTTATGGTACAAGTACCCTGTGTTGAGATGTGGGGCGACGCTTGCCCTATCTTGGCAGAAGTACGTACATGGTTCAAGGACAAGAGCCTTGAAGATATGGGTCGTAAGTACTGGAAAAAACGCAGTTATATTTTCCAAGGCTTTGTTCGTGAGAACCCAATTGGTGACGACAAGACCCCAGACAATCCTATTCGCCGATTCATCATTGGGCCTCAATTGTTTACACTCATCAAAGGTGCATTGATGGATCCTGAGTTGGAAGAATTGCCAACAGACGCCATGCGTGGCCTGGATTTCCGTATCACAAAAACACAAAAAGGTGGGTACGCCGACTACAACACTTCAAAGTGGGCACGTAAGGAATCTGCATTGACAGAAACTGAACAAGCCGCAGTCGAAGCGCACGGCTTGTTTGATTTGAGCACATTCTTGCCCAAGCGTCCAACAGACGTGGAGTTGAAGGTCATCAAAGAGATGTTTGAAGCATCTGTAGATGGACAACCGTACGACACAGAGCGTTGGGGTCAATACTTCCGTCCAGCAGGTGTTAACGCACCAGCAGGTGGCAACAGTGGCGTTACCGAAGACGATATTGTGGCCGCAAGTGCTCCAGTAGCCAAGGCAGCACCTGCCCCAGTAGCCGCATCACCATTTGATGACGAAGAAGAAGCACCAGTTGCTACAGCACCAGTTGCTAAACCAGCTGCCGCTGGTGGCAATGCCCAAGACATCTTGGCAATGATCCGTGCTCGTCAACAAAAATAATTGACACCACATCACGCAAGGGGATAACACCTCTTGCGTTTCTTTCTATACATAGGTGAATTATGGGAAAACCATTTGACGTTTCAAAATTCCGCAAGGAAATTACAAAAAGCATTGACGGCCTGAGTATTGGCTTCAATGATCCTACAGATTGGATCAGCACAGGCAATTATGCTCTAAACTATTTGATCTCTGGTGACTTCAACCGCGGCATTCCGTTGGGCAAAGTCACTGTGTTTGCCGGTGATTCTGGTGCTGGTAAAAGTTATATCTGTTCAGGCAACATTGTTAAACACGCACAAGAGCAAGGCATCTTTGTGGTGTTGATTGACAGCGAAAACGCACTAGATGAAGACTGGCTCAAAGCACTAGGTGTTGATACAGGACAGGACAAATTGCTCAAATTGAGTATGGCCATGATTGATGACGTGGCCAAAACTATTTCAACATTCATGAGCGACTACAAAGCCCTACCAGATGGCGAACGCCCTAAGGTCATGTTTGTTATTGACTCTTTGGGTATGTTGCTGACACCCACAGACGTTAACCAGTTTGATGCAGGCGAAATGAAAGGTGATTTAGGACGTAAACCTAAAGCACTTACCGCACTTGTTCGTAACTGTGTTAATATGTTTGGTAGCTACAATGTTGGATTGGTGTGTACCAACCACACATACGCAAGCCAAGATATGTTTGATCCGGATGACAAGATTAGTGGCGGGCAAGGCTTTATCTATGCCAGCTCTATTGTGGTTGCCATGAAGAAGATGAAGCTCAAAGAAGACGAGGACGGCAACAAAGTATCCGAAGTAAACGGCATTCGTGCTGGTTGTAAAGTCATGAAAACACGCTATGCCAAACCTTTTGAGGGTGTGCAAGTCAAGATTCCATACACAACAGGCATGAGCCCATATTCAGGTCTTACTGACTTGATTGAGAAAAAAGGTCTGCTTAAAAAAGAAGGCAACAGTCTTGTGTTTACTACCAGTGCCGGAGAGATCATCAAGAAGTTCCGCAAAGGATGGGAACGCAACGATGATTCGTGCTTGGATGTTGTAATGAAAGACTTTGGTAATCAAAAGGCAGAGGTAACTACAGTCGAGGAGGAAGCAGAATGAGCGAAGTAGTAGCAAGCGAGATTTGGGGAGAACTCAAACGTTTTGTAAACACTGTGGACCGGTCTGAGGCCGCAGAAACTGTGGTACAGATCTTGATGGATAATGATTCAGATGTGGATGACATCCGCAGTGCCTTCAAAGGTGATTCTGATATCAAACGTGCGCTGACCGCATATCTTGACAATGACAAAGACTACATTGAAGAAGAAGATGTAGAAGAAGACGAGGACTTTGACGACTTTGACAAGGACGACTGGGAAGATTAATGTCCTTGACATATTTTCCAATTCGAACTGCAACAAGTTGTCAATTAAAATGGAATTGGACGGCATTGTACCTCAATGGTGGGTTTTCTCGAACTTGCCATCGTACTGCTGAAACACAATTAACTCCGGAAAACTTTGATAACTTTCATAATACCGAAGTTGTGTTAAGCGACCGCACAAGA